AGAACGTGAAGACTTCCTTCTTTAAGGAACTCCTCATACTTCTGTCGGGGACCACTCGGGAGTTTCATGTGAGTGTTCTCAGATATGTAGCTTCGGGTTACAATCCCAAACGCTCCGTTACGAAGCGGAAATAGGAAAGTGAAGGCACAGAAGTCATCACCCTGTGAGAGGTCGGCTCCCAGAGCACAAGGAAGTTGCCAGAAGTCTGGAATACGCTCATGCGGGAGTGTCTCATCGTAGGGGAAGAAGTAAGTATAGCCTTCCATGGGAATTCCGAAGCGCTTAGCCAAGATATCGTTCCGAGAAGCAGGTGCTTTCTCAGCTCGTTCGACATCTCGCTGGTAAGTTTCGTAGGATACGGTCTGACCAATGTTGGGCTGGGCTTTCTCCCACATGAAAGGAACACCGACTTCCTCCAATTCGTCAAGCTTGTAGTGCCAGATCGAAACGTGAGCCGCGGGGTACTCGCCTTTAAGAATATCGGCGAGCTCGTGCTTAACAGTGTCGCCACTGCCGTTACGAACCGTACCTTCAGAGCTAATGGCTACAATCAAGTAGTCATCGAGCTTCGATGCGCCCTGTTCGATGGCGCCCACAACATCTTCACGAACATCTCCGGAGAGCCATTCGTCAACAGTCGAAATCTTAGGTCTGAGTCCCTGAAGTTTGTCGACTTTCATAGGGCGGACTTCGAGAAGTGATCCCGTAAGGAAGTTCTCAATGCCCTTCTTTGTTGAAGCGAGCTTTACTCGATTCATCTTGTTTCCAGTCGTGTTCTGAAGAGATCCCTCAGTAAGGAATTTGAACAGAGGACCACGCGACCGAGTGATTGCCGTTCTGAAGGGAGACATGACTTCATCAGCTTGCTTCATGGTTGGAGCAGTAGTGATCTGATGAGAGGTAGCGGTATCCACATTCAGGAAATAGCTTTGAATGCACTCGGCATACATCGACTTGGCGGCACCTCGAGCAACAATGAGATACTGCTTTACGGTGAGCCGTCTTTTGAACCGTCGCTGAACGTAATGCCCACCTCGATTGTTATCGGAAGGCACATAGTCGGTAAGCGTTTCGAACCAGTACCAACCGAAGATTTGTTCAGCCCAAAGTTTGAAGCTGTCCAGCATCTTGAGGTCTGATCCATCAGTTAGTGTGAGTTCATTCTCACAGTAATCGATAAAACCATTGATAGCGAGATCGTCGTAGTAGTAACGAGGATCGGCAATGAGCGCATCAATCCGATTCATCTCGGCACTGATCTCTTTACATACGGGGATTTCTCCGCTGAGAACTCTCTCGCGGAATCTCCCATAATAAATTGGTGTTGCAGTGTTAGACAGGCCCATCGCCGACCCTCCTTTCTATTCTTCTACTTTTTCCACTCCGAAACTGGGGTGAATGGTACAACTGGGCGCTTAGGCGCTTCAGGTGCTCGATCTTTGCCAGCTTTGGAGCCACCGATTGGCGTCTTGGCGGTTGCCAAGGCGCCCTTCAGACCGCCGCCAGTCATACCTGAGGTGAGTACCGAGTTCAGATATGTCTTGGCCTGTTGCTTACCGACATCCAGCAGGATTTCCCCAACGATCTTGCGACCCATAGAGACCTGCGGTGCGGTGAGTTGATTGAATTCCCGTTCCATCTTCAAACGAGCAAGCGCGGATTTGAGTTCCGTGTCACTCATCTTTTTTGGATCGGCACGTGGGGGCGAGTCAGGATGGTTGTCAGAACTCGACTTTTTCCGTTTGCCCCAACGCATACCTAGTTTGCCATAGTGCATGAGCTCGTCTTCGGAGTCTACCCCAATTCCGTGCTCTGCGAAGATAGCATCTGCGCTGCGTCCCATCTCACCCCTTCCATGTGGATGTTGAGGCGCCACTCAAGCTGAGCAGCTTGCCGTTCCATTGCTTCTGTTGCAGGACCTGTGGCTGGCGGGTCAAACAACATCTTGACTCGCAGACCCATGTAAGTCCTGACGGCATTGATCCCATCTGCACCAACAAACTCTGACCACTTCTCGGTACCATCAATCAGAGAGAAGCCCATAGCGGGGCCAATTCCGAGTTGCTGAAGTATGAAGAATACGGTGTTGATGTGTGTGATGATCTCGAGGTCATAAGAGGTGTCCTCGGAGTCGATGTTACATTGCCGCTTTGTTGTTTCAAGAATTGTGTCTTGGTCAGCCATGGAGCCCGCCGCCGATCATTCCAAAAATAGCCGCAGAGAGATCAATCAGGACTTTTACGTACCCGAAGAGAACTGCAACCATAAGGAAGATGATGGCGACGAGCACCATGAATGCTACAAGACGCAAATATGCGCTCTGTAGCATTAGACCCCCATGCGCCGATTGACTTCGGCCTGAACCGCAGCGTATTTGGTTCCGAGTGCACGCTGACGAGCGGCACCAGATCCATACTGTCCACGAAGCACGCCATCAGCCAGCTGCGAGATGCTGGGGCCGGCGTTAACATTCAGACGACGGTTGACCTCAGCCTGCACCGCAGCGTAATTGCTGCCAAGTGCCTTGATGCGAGCATCTCCCGATCCATATTTGCCGGCGATGGTTTCGTCAGCCAGCTGTGCGATGGATTTGGGCTTGGCTGCGACCGGACCGACGCCAAGACGACGATTGACTTCGGCCTGAACGGCAGCATAGTTGCTACCGAGAGCTTTCTGTCGTGCTGCTCCGGAGCCGTGGAGACCAGCGATAGTCTCGTCGGCCAGCTGCCAGATGGTCTTACCCTTTACGGGCGGCGTAGCCGGTGTCGGCTTCGTGTTGACACCCTTGGAAAGGATGACGTTTGCTGCGGAGCGAGTGTTCGCCATCTTGCTCCACAGGTAACCACCGGGACAAGCCGTCGCATAAACCTGACGGTGTCCGATGTAGTTGTTGGTAGATACGGCGCCGAAGTTGTGACGCTTGGCGATGTCGGCAACGAGGTTGATGAGCGTGTTGTACGCGGCATCAGAGATCTTCCAAGAAGAAGGATCGTTGTCGTCACCATTGACCTGTCCGCCACTGTTCTGCACCTCGATGGTGAGAGCGTTAGCATCAGCCTCAAAGCTGCCTGAGGTCCATGCTCGGAATTCTTCGGGCACCTGACCGATGAGCTCGCCTGTTGAAAGGATGATGTAGTGAACGGACTTCTGTGCACTGGGGTTTACCAGTGCATCGAGGCCGGCAAGATCGACTGCGGCATGGTGATGCTGGATCGTTCGTACGATCGCGACGCCCTGTCGAAGGTTGTACTTATTGCTGTGTGGAACAGTCCGATTGATGAGTGGTGAAAATGTCATGCTACGCTCCTTAACGTTCGATTGCCCCACAGCTGCGTATCACCGGGACGACGTACAACGACTGGTTGTGCCAGAAGATGTTTGTCTCCGAAGTGAATTGCATTATGGGTATTGTGTGTGACAGAGATCAGATACTCTGGGTCAAGAATATCGCCGTTGCCACTAGAGATGTCGATGGGGCGCATGGGATTCATGTGATGGATGAGAATCCGATCATAAATATCATGGCCTGACACACCGAGGTCGCAACCCAAGTCTCTTGTGATTACTTCATCTCTAACTATTCGCCACTCTCGTGAGCGATAGAAGGATTGGTTGCGATGACGCTCAAAGCCAAAGGTCGATTCGCCAACCACGCCTTTGAGGCTGAGGTAGTCAAAGCGATCTTCATAAGACTCGAGCTCACTGAGTTCAGAATACGTCCGGATTGTCATCCGTTGATGCCTCCTGTCCAGCATAGCCACGCATTGCGTCCATGGCTTCGACGTAGAGCTTCTTCATCTCTTCAACGTTGGCGAGGTCCTTGACCTTAGCCTCGACAAGAAGCGTCTCTTGCTTCATCTTCTGAAGCTCTTGCTTTTCGCGTGTGGAGCCGATCTTCAGGAAGTGAACAACTACCTGTGACGACGCAGTTCCTTCGAGAATTTGCTTTTCTGCCAAGTCATAAGACAAGGCGACTAGCTGGGCCTCTCGAGCTTCCGGCGTTCTAGCACGTGGCAGTCGCTTAACAGGCTCTTCAGGCTCGATTTCACCCTCATAGACTTTCCTCGAAGGCGAGACTAGCGCTGTAGACTTTTTAGGTCGACCGCGGGGTGCTGCCATAGGTAATTCACCTCCTTAAAGCTTTATAGCTTGGTTTGATGTTTTGGGTTATGCATACCAACGGTTGGTCGCATACCAGTGGTCATAGCAACCCATCGCAACCATTTCAAACCATGAGCAACCGAACTGATAACACCATGTGACCCCCGTGAGATCGGTATGGCATCCCGTGACACCGTAGGCCTGAGCCTTCTGTGCCGGAAGTGCTGGTGTGGCGGTCATAACAGTGCCGCCTACCGCAAGAGTTGCGGCAAGAGCTAGTGTGGCGAGTGCTTTCTTCATGTTTCCCCCGTGGTTTGAGTTGATGGTGATGCTTAAGTTACAAAATTATGCAAAAGTTAAAAGGCCATGTTCTCAACTTTGTAGAATTATGCAAAATTGGTCAGGCCATGTAGAGTCTCCATGAAAGTGCACTAGTTCTCGAACGAACCCGACAGTGATCCGCCTCTTGAAAGGAGTGTAGGGCGATGAACCCCTACTTTGTTTGTGAGATCTAGTGCACCATCGTGAAGACTCTACGGAGTTTCACTTCGGTTTGTGTTTTTAGAAGGAGCGCCAGTTATGCGCGTCGGCAATGAACGATCTTATCGTAAGGAATCCGGTGATAGCTGGATCTCCATCGAAAAACACAACATACGTATACATAGAAAGACGTTTAGCGCTCACTGCGCCAACAGCCATCGACAAATGCTAGTAGTGAAAAGGCCCGGAAAAACACAACTAGGAGAACTAAACGTCTTT